ATCATTTGATTCAATTACTACATAGGCATTGTTGTAGGATTTCGCGTACTTATATATAATATTAGGGAAGAGTAATGGAGAGATAGTGTTGTTCCGATATACAGCCACCTGTTCAAATGGTCTGACGCTAATATCGATTAAAGTAAAAGTTGAATAGTCCTGTCCTCTTCCCTTCCCAACATCTACGGTCATTATATAGTCATGTTTTTCGACAGGCTTTTTATATACTTTAAGATCCCCGTTCTCGAGAATATCAATATAAGGTTGTGCTCGAAAACCTAATAAGGTTTCGGCATTGATAAGCGTATCACCTGTGCCAAAGAATGTATTACCAAATTCTTGATCAAATTGTAATTGACTGGTATTTGCAATCGTTTGCTTCTTCCAACCCTCATCACGACCCGGTACGTCCCACCAATCAACACGAAATGATTTAAATTCATTTACTCCTTGTACAGCACCTTCCCATATCTTATGGAATTGATTACCAATACCATTAGCAGTAGAGGTAACAATAACTTTAGTTTCTGTACCTGATGAAATTACGGGGTAAGTAGAGGTGTAAAACTCAGCAGCTCTTTCAACAAAAGCAAACTCATCGAGATAGAGAAGACTAACAGAAAGACCGCGAATAGAAGAGCCAGACGTAGCCGCCGCCAAAATTCTGCTGTTATTTGAGAACTCAATCGAGCCTTTATTAAGTGCCTTGCATCCCGGCTGCAAAAAGAACGGAATATTCTCAAGCATAAGCGTAATGCGAGATAGCATTTCCCGAGCAGTTGCCCCTTTATTCGCAAGAACCGCAATTGTCTTTTCCGAATGAAAGAGTGCAAACCACAAGAGGTACGCACACGCCGATATTGTTTTTCCGGATTGCCGGCAAGCAAGGACAATGTTAAACCGATGCTCATTAAAAGCTCCAAACATTTTTTCCTGATAAGGATATAACTCGAATGGTACTAAACCTTTATCAAGAGAAATAATCTTACAATACTTTTTAGCAAAGTATGATGGTGATTTCATACACCTTGCATACTCTTGAACGAGAGGCTCATCCCATGCTTGTAAAACACCATCGCGTTTTACATTAGGATTTCCGAGGTAGCTCTCCATTTGGTGTAACATCAATTATATTTTCATCCTGTTGCAATAATTTTTGTAGATCTGCTGTTGAACCTAGGAAAACATTATTGGTTGTATTACCTAATTGTTTCGGCTCATCTTCTTTTTTGTTTATATCTTTTTGTTTCTTATTCAGATCCATTAACTTATCATTCACGTCTGATATATTCTTAATCATACCAGATAAAACTTCATATGCTCGCGGATGCTCAGAAGCACGAGCAACTTCAATCATATCTTCTAATGACTCACGACCTTTTTCTATTAGTTCGTAATATGTTTGTCGCGAATAGTCATAGTCAGATTGTATATTTTTATTATCATCACTCATTACTATATGCGGCTATTGCGCCGTAATCTCCATTAATTGCATTATTATAAAGTTGTTGTCCGTGTAATTCGGGATCATTTTGTGATGCAGTAAATTCTGCTGTTTCTTCTGGTAAATGAGTAAAATTCACATCCAAATTAATCATAGTTTGATCACTGTCTGCCCATCTAGGATTTGCTACTGTTGTCCATGTTATTGCCATTTTAAGATACCCTTACAAATAAATTTAAACCATGACCTTGATAAGGTTTTTGTCCACCATTGGCGGCATATCCCGGTCCAAGATTTTTCCATGTTCCACCTGGTGATGCTTCGCTACTGCCAGTGACCCTTTTAAATGACATAGCAGTAAACTGAGTCTGCTGCCCGACTCCATCATTGTAGAGTGCGCTTTGATTTACTGCAATTTGATTTACTCTATGCCCCGATCCGTCACTATTAACAGTACCATATTTCAGATTTGATCCTGCAATATTACCTCCAACTGCTGCCGATCCTCCACTAACTATAAAAAATCCTAATGATCCGACAGTACCAAACGATGTACTAAATGCTGCACCGCTTGATGCAAGTGATACAACTCCGGATGATACAGTAAAGTCGGATGAATTAAATGATGCTATACCTTTTGTACTAGTCGATGCATCAGGTGCACCAGTATAAACGAATGTTCCTAATGTTTCGTTATATGTAAATGAACCTGCACCACCATTATCGATTGCACTAATTCTTGTACGTACTGCAGAATCAGTAAGTGTTACATGTCCGTTTGTATTTACATTAAAATCATCAGAATCAAAGGATGCTACACCTGTTGAATCTATTTCTATTTTTCCAGCAACTCTACCGCCAGGACTATTAGGATTAATCGATACGTGACCATTTAAAACTACAAAATCTTCACTGTCAAACGATGCCGTTCCATCGCTATTAATGGAAGCTAATCGTTCAATCCAAGATACGTGACCACTATCTACGGAGAATCTGGCTGAGTCGAAAGATGCCAGTCCAATACTATCTATACTAGCAAGGAAGTTATTATCTCTGCCGCCACCCCATATTGAGTCGAGCATAACCATAACATCATCAGAGTCAAAATATATTGGTGTGCCGGCTTGTTCGAGGCGTGTAACACGACTAATAAGGTTAGCTGCTTCGATCTCATCTAATCTATCGTCAAGATTGGTAAAATTGCCATCAAGTTCTGCAAAGGTAAGTTCGGAACCTTTTATCAGTCTTAGTACGATAGGCATTTCTAACTCCCTTCAGGTGGTGGAGAAACAGCGCCAAATTCTCCATTCATAGCTCTTGCGTGCAAATCTCTACCATGTGGTTCATCATCATTTGCACTTGCTGTGAATGGAATCCATTGCTCATTTATATGATCAAAATTAACTTCCATATCAATATCTGTATATGATCCGTCAGACCACTGTAAATTTCTAACTTCTGTCCATGTAATTGCCATTATGATATCCTCTGAAATAATGCATAGCCGGTACTGCCAGTTTGACCGGTCACAGTGTGCCAACCACTTTTATAACCTACTATACCAGGTCCTAAATTTCTCCATGTTCCTGACACACCTGCAAAAGAACTTCCAGTATAAGGTCCTTGATTCATAGTACCAATTGATACTAGGCCATCCTGACTAGAATTTCCCGTATTCTGTAATTTTCTAAATGAAAATCCTGTCGGATAATTAGTATTTGTTCCGTATCCTAGCTTACTTCCTGGTACACTAGAACCTGGTGCATATACCTCACCATTTGACATACCAGTTGTTTGTAAAAACATTATAGAACCTACAACATTAACACCGCTACTTACTGGTATACCGCTACCGCCTGTTGTTGCAATAACACCGTTTGAAATACTAATACCACTACCTGCAGAAAAATGTGCTCTTACTTCAGATGCACTAGGACCAGTATATGTAAATGTTCCGGTCAATGCATCATAAGTGAATGATCCATCTCCACTCGCATCAACAGCACTAATTCTTGTACGAACTGCTGAATCAGTAAGTGTTACATGACCATCAGTTGTTACATTAAAATCTGCATCTGCAAATGATGCAACGCCAGTCGAATCTATTGGCGTAATACCAGCCACTCTACCACCAGGACTGTTCGGATTAATTGATACATGTCCGTTTAAAACTATAAAATCTTCTGAATCAAATGAAGCGGTTCCATCACTATTAATAGAAGCTAGTCTTTCAATCCAAGATACATGCCCGCTATCTACAGAAAATCTTGCCGAATCAAAAGATGCTAATCCAATACTATCAATAGTGGCTAAAAACGTATTAGGAGAACCACCCCAAATAGAATCCAGCATTACCATGACATCATCAGAGTCAAAATAAATCGGAGTACCGGCTTGTTCTAGGCGTGTTACTCTTGAAATAAGATTAGCTTGCTCAATATCATCTAATCTGTCATCAAGATCAGTAAAGTTGCCGTCAAGCTCTGCAAAGGTGAGTTCTGCGCCTTTTATCAGTCGTAATACTATTGGCATTAGATACTATCTCCTGCTAAAACTATCTCTTCGTTAAATCCAAAATCGCTATCCGGCAAACCAATTACACTTGTTGGATTAGGAGTAACAGTTACTCTTTCTAAATATATATCTGAATCATTATTCAGTCCAGCATTCATTTCAAATATTCTAGCTTCAGCTTCACGAATAATTTCTTTGTTCTCAATATCACCATAAAACTGTACTTTCATTTCAAAAGTAAGATTGTATATAATAGTTCTTCTTTGTTCTAATGTGCTCTGATAATCATCTTCAAATGTAACACCAGTAATTGCAATCGGCACATCTTCTACAAAGTTAGGGTAAATACTTTTAAAAGGATAAATTGTAAGTGTATATTGTGGATTAAACGTAGGTAATATTTGCTCTACAATTTGTAATGCATCATCCTGATTCTTGGCGTATATACTGAGTGAAAATCCAATAGTGTAAGGTACTGGAGAATAAAACTTCTGTCTTTTTTCTACAGATGTTCCCTTCGTATTGAAGTTACTCACCTTTGTTAATTGTCTTGTAAGGTCATATGATATGTCAGTAATTTCAAATGACATACGAGGTAGTTTAATTGCTACTCTTGTGTCATCTTCAAGACTTGGATTTTCACGTATCCTTTCTAAGTATTTTTGTCGTGGTGCATATGCCAATGGAACCTTTAATTGATTAAGCACACCACCACTTGAGTTCTTCCGAACTACATATATGTTATTAAAAAGCCGGCCGAAAAGAGCGACTGACTTTCTAATTCTTTCATGATAAAAATAATTGTCGAACATTTAGTATAACGCATTCCATGTTGAACCATCCCAGAAGACTGGGTATGGAACGGATCCACCTTTACTTGCTGGATCCCAATTAACACCATCTGCTGTTGCAAACATTCCAGCTCTGAGACCGAGATCTCCGATCATGGCAGAATCTGGTAATCGATTTACAGGTCTTTGGTAGATAACATCATTAAACTGACGTATAGTACCAATAGCGTATGCCGAATCACCATCAATATAATAAGTACGACCGTTTTTAGAGTTATGGAATATCTGTCCAGTCGCAGAATCAAGTCCTGCAGCTGCATTAAGATCCCAAGTTACTGTAGTACCGTTATATTCATAGACAGTTGTTCCACTGCTATCTAACCAATACAATCTTTCTGGATTATCAGGATCAAATTGAATCTGCGATATTGTCATACCACCTTGACTCCATGCGCCATAGCCGTATGGCACAGGACCTACAAATCTTACTGTACGTGAATCTGATGATAGATCGAATGTGATATCTGTAGAATTGTCAAGTGTTGTATTATTAAACTGAGAAGTTGTAATTGTAAGATCTTTACCAAGCTTTCTAGCAGAGATCGTAGTACCATTACCCCATTGGCTCCAGCCGCCAGATCCTGGTGCTGTTGCCGAGTTATTAACTAATATTGCTTGGCTTGTTTGACCAATATTATAAACAAGAGCCCATGTCCCAATACCACCAATACCACCGTTAGACTGTCTTACCGCAGAAAGTGTATGTTCTATTCCTCCATCAATTACGAAGGCAATGACCATAAATCCAATATCATTGTCTCCGTCTGTAGATGTAAATCTTGCGCTATGTGTATAGTCTTCGTATTTTTCAAAGGAATAGAAGCCAGTTGCGGTGCTGGTATTTTGTGGTTGAGATATCGTATTTGGACCTGAGTTATAAACCCAAGCATTCATTTCAGATGCGTTTGCAGGATATGTGCCACCTGTGTTATGAGAGAATCTTCTCCAAGTGTTAAAGACATCTGCAAGTGTAGGAGCATCTGATTGTTCTTCTAGAAGTTCATCGTAAAATTCTACAAACTTATCGTTAACTTCAAAAAGAGATGTTCTCTTAAAGTCACGAGTATTATTTGTATTATAGAGAAGCATTTCGCCAGCTTGACCTAAAGGTACTAAGGCATTTGCTGCACTATCAGCAAGAGTACCTGCAGAATCTACAGTTGCAAATCCTTGTGAATTCAAAGCGATACGAGTATCAACTTGTTCTTGGTTTAAACCACCGAACGAAATTTCAGATTCATTTGAATCATATACTTTGAGTGCAGTATTACCTTGCTCTGCTCTCAGTTTTACACCGCCAAGATAAATGGTATTTCCTGAAAGATAGAGATCCTTCCATTTTAATGTCGGTGTTCCAAGATCATAAGTACTATCTAAAGCAGGAACAATGCTTTCATTAACATCATGCCAATTAACTCTTGCTTCGACATAATCTGAATCGATTATTGTAGACAAGTATGATTCTGGTACTCTAATTTGAACGTATGAACTATCAACTGTTGATGTCACAAGTGATGAATCTTGGAATCTATCACGAAGCTGGATATATGCTGAGTCAACTAATTTTGTAACAAGATCAGAATCTAATCCTTCGCTTGATATAATTGCTACAACTGTATCTGAATCAACATAATCATTACCAAAAGTTGGTATGTATGGAGTTCCAGTAAGTGAACCGTATGCATAGTCTTGTCTTGCTTGTACATAGGCAGAATCTACAAGAGCAATAACTTCTGCCGAATCCATAAAATCAAATGTAAGTTGACGAGCTTGTACATAGGCAGAATCTACAAGAGCAATAACTTCAGATGAGTCTAAGAAATCATATGTAATCTGCCGTGCCTGCACGTAAGCAGAATCTACATCATTTAGAATGATTCCGGAAACTTGTGATGAATCGGGTAATGCATCAATCCTATTACTTAGCGCACTATCCCTAGCGTCTAAATAAGAAAAGTTGCTATCTATTTCGGCAATAGTGAGTTTACTGCCTTTTACTCCTCTATATGTAATTGCCATTTCTTTTTCCTATTAGTTTACACTATTTATATTTTTTTCTACTGATTTTCTGGATCACCGAACGGGTTATTCTCGCTAAAATCAAGGAAGTCATCTACATAGGTAGATGTGAATTCTGCATTTTGTTCTGTTTCAGAAAGTTTATTGACTTCACTTACAGAATTAACAAGCAGACCTGTTGAATGATTTAATGTAGTATTGACTAACTGAATACCAGTACTGAATGTTCGAAGTACTCCATCATTGGCACCAACATGTGCCAAATAGAGATATCTGTTTGAATCACCAGCAGAATCAAGCTGATATCTTTGTACCTCACCTGTCATAAGAACACCAGATGACAGAGTCTGTTGTATATTATCACCAACTTCATAGTTACTATCGATCGCACTGCCTCTTACAAACTGAATTGTAGGAGCGGAAGTATAACCATATCCTGAATCGATAATAGTGATTCCATTTACAGTACCAGTCGCAGAATCAATTGTTGCAACTGCGATTGCACTATCATCTGGATCACCACCAATAAACTGTATAGTTGGCGGATAAGTATAATATCTGCCACCCCCAGTAAGAGTAATGCTAGTAAGATTTCCACCAAGCGAATATGCAGAATCAAATACACCAGCGCTTGTATATGCCTCATTGACTGTTACAGATGCTTCTGCTTTCTGTGGAGATTTTAAGCCAATGATATATTGATATGCGTAATCTCTTTCAATCTCATCAATAGTAGTTGTACCTGTATCGAAGTCTTCGTTTGAGTACTCGAAGAGAGTACAACGCATTTTATACACAGGAACATTTTCAATTTGATAGAATGGTTGTTCATGTTCCACATGACGTATTTCGAACATAGACTTACTCAGAGGAAGATAAATCAGATCTCCTTCTGTAGGTCTATCACCCTGAATAGCATTATCTGCTCGAGCAACCTGAGTTGACCATCTATTTTTAGATACTACAAATGTAGCTTCATCACGTATCTCGACACCAAATCTTGTAAAGAGATCTCCTTCTCCATCAAAGCCTTCAACATTCTCAATGTACATTTCAATCTTATGAGATGCTGTAAACTGAGAAGCTGGGTCATCTCCTAGGAGAGTATCTTCATTTACAATTGTTCTCGGAAGATAATAAACATCTTGTCCATATATCTTAAGTGCCTCAACAATGAGGTCTTCGTACAGGTTAATTTCAGACCTGACTTTCTCCGAGAAATAAAAATTACGTGCCATATTAACCTACAAAAAAGTCAGCCGGAAATTCGTGTTCTTCTCTGATTCTCTGCCTTAAGTTTTCTATTTCTGTTGTTGCGTCATCATATAGCTGTCGCCCGTTCAGTACGACTCCACCCGGTAACTGCACTCCTTCGAACTTAATAAGGTTCATGCCCCATTGTTGTTTGATAAGGGCTGTTGTATATTCTTTTAACCACATATCATTGTAAATAGATGTATGAGTATCTGGATCAATGAGAGTATAAACTTCAGCTACAATATATTCACCGACTTGAATATCATCATCGTTAAAATCACCAAAGATATGTAATCTATCTTGATGACGAGACCACTGAGTTTGTGTATGTCCATTAAGTTTCATATCTAGAAGAGAAAGATACTGTTGCATTTGTTCATAATATGCAAGACCGCCTGCAAAGTGAGCAAGGTCTGCAATATCATTCAGCATCATTTGATATTTAATATCGAAAAAATTAAATGAGCTATTAAATGAACTTGACAGAGGAAATACTTTCGAGATATAGAGAATGTCAGAAGATATCGGAATATATTCATTGGTGACATCAGTAGCTGTTATCTGATGTTTCATATATGTGCGCACGGTAGCATCTGAATGATACTCTTGATAATACTGTAGTGCTTCGTCTACGCGATCCTCAATCTGGTCCTCATCAACATTGATTTCCAGTACTGGATCACCCAGACGACGCTTACAATAATCGATTAGCGTATCTCTGGAATTAGGTGGTGCCATAAAATAGTCTCCGATGAAAAAATTCTTTTGACTATTTATATGTTTTTTGAATTAAACTATCCGTCAAATTCTGCAGTTGGAGGAGTAAATGCAGCAGTATATCTTGCAAGACCTTTTGTGATTCTAATATCTTGCATATAACCGGCAAAAATATTACTAGGATTAAGAGTGTCTAAACTTTGGTAATAATTACCTAATGTTAGTCTACCTTGTGCATAGGTATATGCATTTGTCCACGTTGAACCTACTTGTGTACCATCTAAAAACATTTTATGATCATTTCCTGATCGAGTTAGTGCAAAGTGGTGCCAAGTATTAGATACAGGTGTTCCTCCAATTATTCTATTATTAGTATCTGTGTAATAATACAAATTGCTTGATGACATATAAATATGCGGTGTATTATATAAACCACCACTATTATTTTTAATCATGCTTAATAACGTATAAGTCGCCGCACCATTATTTGGTCTAAACCAAAATTCAATTGTCCAATCATCTGTAGAAAAATTGTATAATAGATTATCGACACCAGGATCATATTTTAAACCAGAAGTTCCATCAAAATATATTGCACTTGAAGTTGCGAATTTTCTTTGTGTATTACTTGCATCACTGCCCGATTTGATAATTTGTTTTCCCTCAGCGGCATTCCAAATATCATTCTTATTTGTACAAGTGAGTAATTGAGTATTTGTAATTGCAGTTAATGGCTCAGTCGGTGGTGTAAAATCAGCAGTATAAACGGCAGAGCCTTTTACGAATCTTGCATCACTTATATAACCATTAAATGGGTTTGTTTCATTTCCTGCTGCACCAATATAAAGAGTAGATGTGCCGCTGTAATCTCTAGTGTCGCTAGCATCTGTATAAATGGTTTTACCGTTCATGAATATTTTTAAAGATGTTCCACTTCTAGCCATGGCAAAATGATTCCAAACATTTGCTTCAAATTGTCCACCAGCGGTTTGATGCGGAGTTGAATTACCGTAATAAGGTGTAATATCACCTGCAGTAGTAAGGCTAAATGCAACAGCCCACCCAGTTGACGAAGTATAACTTGACCATGGATCCTGGCGAGTGCTAGCATTTGAAGTGTAAAACCAAAATTCTACTGTAAAATCTCCGGCTTCTGGTACCATTTGTTCGCTACCATTAGCAATTGTTAACCAATCCCCAGTGCCATCAAAATATACAGAACCGAGGTGATTAGTTTTTGTATAACCGAGATAATCATATGGACCAAATCTTTTTGTTGATGGATTACCATTGACTGTAATCGCATGACCATCAGTTGATCCGTCTGCAATATACGGAAGATGACAAGTAAGCAAAGTTGTACCACTAATTGTAGTTAGTGGTCCAGTGGGCGGTGTAA